ATATGGTTTAAAAGAAGATTGAGTTTGACCTCAGTTCCTTTGTGGTATTTCTTGAGGAGACGTTTAATGTACTTAAAACGTCTCATGTCCTCAAAGAAATCTTCTTTTGTAGCCGCTTGAGGGTTATCATAATGTTTAATAGCAAAGAGGACATAGTTGTCCTCATTCAATTCATCAAATCTCATGCGTCATTATGCTCTGTCTAATACAGTTAGCGTACCTGCAGTACTATATGCTGTCTTACCACCGATACTGTTGTTAACTACACATCTGTACTTGGCACCGTTGTCAGCAGCAACTGTGAGTCCTGTAATGGATCCAGTGTTTGCTGAAGTTTTACCAGAAAGATTCTTATAGTTAGTTGAACCAGCTTCTGCTCTCTGCCATTGGTATGTAAGAGATGCACCTGCTCCAGTAGATGATGCTCCACTCAATGTGAATGTAGCAGCAGCTGTTGCAGCAGCAGTTACTGTAACAACAACAGCAGCACCGCCACCACCACCAAGTGATGCGTCAGCGATTGTGATTGTCTCATTGTCTGCGTAACCTGTACCACCAGAAACTAGTGTAACTGTTGGTGTACCATTTGCAGCAACTACAACTGTGAAGTCAGCACCTGTTCCAGATGCGTTACCTGCAGCGTTAGTAACTGTGTATGTACCAGCAGTTCTAGATCCATCAGCACCACCGTTGTCACTAAATGTAGCAACAGCACCCGCAGGAGCGTATGTTGTTACAGCAGCAACTGTACCTGGTGTGATAGTAGATGTAATATCTGCTCCGATTGTATCGTCTGCCTGTGTTTCTGATGCGTTTGCTTCAGGACCTGCAATAGTCACTAACAACTCTGACTTAGTACGTGTTTTACCATGACAGTCAGTGTATGTGTAGAAACTATGCCAACCAGGTGAACCAACACCTCTAGCTTTGTTCTCAGCTAGTTGTGCTTCTGTGTCATCAATGAAGACGATTGTTTTTGTGTTTGAACTAGCAGCGACACCAATACCCGCTTTGGTCTTATTGTCATTGCTGTCATCCTTACCATAAAGCGACATGGCAATCTCCGATTCTAAAAGTTGTCTATAGTATATTTATTCAAGTAGAGCTTTCTTCAGTGCTGCGACTAGTTGGTCATCTACTTTGTTTCCTGATTTAGCTGCTGCTTTCTCAAGTAGTCCGATAAGAAATAACTTGATCTTGTCTTCTAGATCCTCAGGAATTTTGTCTACTGCCTTATCAATAATGTTGATAGCAAAGGGGAGTAAAAATTTAGTCATGATTAAATTGCAATTTGTATATTATATAGCAGGTTCTTCTTCCCATTTCTCTATAGATATCCCTCTTTCTTCTAGTTGAGACAGTGCATAGTCCATAATTACCACAATTCTGTCATGATTTCCATTATGTTGTGCCCAATGCTTATCATGATCATGGAATGCAAAGAGTTCTCCCACCTTCCATGTCCTCTTACGTCCACGCACAGATAACCATGCACCTTCATCCTCTATTATAGGATAATGTAAACGTAATGAATCTATATCACCGCTATGTGGATTGATCTTTGTGCCTGGTGATAGTTTACTAATGGTACATGACTTAAGTAACATACCATCTACATCTTCTTTTATAGCATTGTAGAATGTAGGGCACAATTCTTGCATACTCTCAGTCAACTTAGGTAATACTTCTTGTACCTTTTCTACCGTAGTATTAAATAACTCAACGAATGATACCATTTCGCTGAGTTCAAAGTCTTCTTCTGTTGCTGTAGTTCCTATAGCATTGAGTGGCATGGGAATTACTGTCCATGATCCATCCCAGAGCTGCACTCTACCTAAATTTCTATCCTCTACCCACTGATCTAATACCCACTCAGAAAGTATAGGTTGATTGACCTCCACAAATCGTATGATCTCTGGAATGATCTGTTTATATTGATTTTTTAGATTACGAAACGAGGATAGATCAGAGATCACATCCTCTTGCCAAATTTTTCTCATATATTATTCTTTCGGGCAGTCTTTTTTTCCGTGTACTGGACATTCTACACCCTCTGTGGTGTGATTGCAAGCCTCCTTAACCTTTCCAGTCTTTTCATCGACCTTCTTCATAGGTTCGTTAGCCTGTTTACGACCATCGGGATCCTCCAATTCAGGCATCACCTCGATAGTCGAGGTTACTTTTTTTCAGCAATACTCCTGAATTTTGAGAATGTAAATGATTCTTTCTTAGCAGTCTTTGCTGAGTCTTTAAAGTCCTGTTCAGTTGGTGCACCCTTGTCACCTTTACTACGCATCTTCTCACCACGCTTTCTCTTAGCATGGATATTAGCATAAAGACCCTTGCCCTCACCTACAACTTCAGCTCTTTCTTCCTGTTTCTTTTTCTTCTTACTACCTTTACCGTATCCTTCTGACTTGATTGCAGGTTCTACGTATGTTTGTCCATGTGGACCTGAAGGTAGATCTGGAATTGGTTCCTCTGGATTTCCTTCTGGTCTAGCAACATGCTCATGCACTGCTTCTCTTGTGACCTTAAATGATTCAACAGGAACATTCTTTTCTAGTCCATGCTCGAACATAATATCATAGTGTGTTACAGTTCCATCTTCTAGAAGTGTATGCTCTCCTTTTAGACAGTTACCTGCACCCCATTCTGGGTGTTCTACCTTAGTAACACATGAATGCTTTACTTTCTTTACGTCTGGTTTTCCTTCTTCACCCTTTGGTTCAGCAAGTTTCATACCTGGTGCGTCACCACCACCTACACCATCAGCACCCTTGCCTTTGATGTCTGTATTACCCATAATTGCGGAGTAATCATATCTCCAAGTCTCTTCCATAGACTTGAACTTTGTGTTTAAACTTGTTTCAGCAGCTAATTCTGCTAAACTTTTTGACTCGTGCTTGCTCATCTTATCTTTTTTGGGGTCTGTTGGAATTGTTTGCTTTACATTTACAGTGCCTGAGGGTTTCTGTATCTTCTGACCTGGTGTAAGCGACATTACATACTCACGATATGCGTCAGTTCCAATCTCGAATACCTCTTTGATGTTTGTAATCCAAGTGCGGAAGGTAGTTTCTTCAGCAGTAAGACACAACACATAGTTAGGTCCTCGACGTAAAATCTTTCCTACTTGTCCGTTCTCGGTAAGTACCCATTCACCTTGCTTATAGACTTCATTCTTATAGAACTTATCTTTGGTGATCTTTGCTTCCGCAACCTTAGTTTTCTTTGCGAATTCAGAGAAAGATTTCATTAATATATGTGTACATATCAAGTTTATTTATACGGGTTACATGTTTTCTAGTATCTTATTCATTACTGCAACCTTATAAGACGCGGAAATTGTATCTGGTAGACCCTTCATAAACTCTGTAGTCTTACCTTCTTTTGCTAATTGACGGAGCTTACTTGCAGACATACCTGATGCACCTTCAGAATCTGGATCTCTTTCGCCCGCAGATATTACTTCAACAGAATTAAATGCAAATGGAGTTTTAGTCCCCATCTTTCCATTCTGTCCTCCCTCTTCTACAGGAGCAAATCCTTTTTGATACTGTGTCACACGATCAGAACCAGCAACAAATTTAACATCTGTATATCCTTTCTGTGACATATAAGACATTGCAAAGAAAGGATCTTTACAGCAACCACCTGTATCAATATGACCCTTAGCAAAAGGGAACATATCTTCCATTAGTTGTGTTTTATATTCATAAGATAAAGGATTCTTACCCTTGTCAAATGAGAATGATGGTATGATAAACCAATCATCTGAACCAGCTAATTTCTGAACTGTTTTAATTAATTTTTCATGTCCTATGGTAGGAGGATTAAATCTACCATATGCTAATGTTACTCTTTTAGTTCCTTTCATCTCTTAGTGTCTCCTGCAACCCAATTTTTTTCAGCATTAAAGTTAGCAGTACTAAATGCTAAACGATCCACCAGTTTAACTGCCTTATCACCCTCTGTAATAGCAACATAACCTTCTGGTGCGGTTATCTTGTATCCATTTTCTGTTCGTAAATAAGTTCCAAACCTCTCACCCTTCTCTAGTTTACGAATGAATATTTCTTTTGCACTTTGTAAGTTCTTATAGAGGTTAATAGTTTTCTCTAAATCTTTTTGATGCGAATCAACCTGACGTAGACCACTGTATACCTTAGCAAGTTTACCTGTTTTACCTTTAGCTGTCTTTAATTTATCCGCTTCCTTCTGACCCACTCCCATATAATAATCTTTAAACTCTTTTATAACATTAGGTGGATTGCCCATTTTCTTACCCTGTCTAACATACTGGTTAAAAAATATCTTCAGTCTAGTTCCAAGTGCCAACTGATCTTTACCTGCATTATGCTCTGCAAGAGTATTTAAGAAAGAACCTGCAACTAAATTCTGTTGTTTCGTAATAGTACTTACATATTTCTTTTCTTCTGGAGTTAATAATGTATCTTTACCAAGTTCTCCTGTCTCTGCACTTAATACTAAGACATTACTACTCTTAGTTAGATTGTTAACATTATATCCAAACTTAGCATTCATACTATGAAGTTCCCTCCCAACATATTCAGTGTGAAATACCACTCCTAGTTTAGCAGACGCAGCTTTTTCATACAATTCATCCTCCTCAGGTATACAATAGGTAATAGTGTTAGGTTGGAATATAATACAGTTCTGATTATTAATCTTCTTCTTTACTTTATCATCAGTGAACAACAGATCTCCCTGTGCCACACCTTGAATATTCAATTCGGGTAGATACTTTAAACAATCTTTCAATTTAGCAGCAAGACCAGGCGAATTACCATGATTTACATCCACATCTTCTGGAGTAAAATTAACTTTAGCACCTTTATTAAAAATTGATTTAGTACCAACAAAAAAATAATTAGTACCAGGATATGTACCACAAAATACAGCAGGTGCACCATCCCATTTGGTAGTAATTTTCATACTACTACTACTTGTTGTACTAAAAACTCTACTTAGTTCATCCAAAAACATAAAAGCATCTACTGCCCCCTGTTTACCATCAAGGAGTATGCTATCTTCTAGGTGTTCTAGGTGAGTATTCTTAGCCATTAATATATTTTAGCATACGCACCGTATGATCGACCAGCTTTCATTGCCATCCATACCATATCTGTTGCAAAACGATCCTTTTTATTAATTGCAAAGAAAGCACACAACCACCTAATCTCCTGCAATTTTGCATTAGCGTGATGAGGTGAACCATTAGCTTCATCAAAAACAGCAAGGATATTATCATATGCTTCTTGAGCACTTTTTGCTGCACCCATATCAACCCCATTAGTAAACAAACATTGAATCATTTGCAACCAAGTTTGACCAGCATTACTACCCTTATTATCAATAAACTCATCAGCAGTATGTGGATATGAACTATTATCTTTGTTGAATTTATCAGATACACCATGCTTCTTTAGATTTTCTAGTACCAAATCAACCGTTGCTTTACCTAACCTAGCCTCACCATGTCCTTCAGCAGTAGGTTCATACTTTAATCCAGAAAAACTTGTACTATTATTTCCCTTAATTTGGAACTTATAACTATCCTTATTTGTATCATGAACATACCATATCATATCCTGAGTTTCCATAGTCCATTTACCACCCTCTTCCTTCTTACCACACTTACATATAGCACTGTCATAAGACATAATCTGTGCATCAGTTCCTTTACCACCATATGAACCTTCACCCTTCCAGTTCTTTGTAAAGAAATCCTCATGGTGATTAAAATATACTACTTTAGCTTCTTGTTTAGTAACTTTCTTAAGAGATATACCAAAGATTTTCTTTTCTTGAAATAATGCTCTCATATATGCGTTAACTTTTTCCCTTTTCATCTCTACAGGATCAACATCATCAAGTATAGACTTGATAGTCGCACGTGCTTGTTTCTCATAAGAACTTTGAATCAACCATATGTCAGCAGGGTTCCAGTTATCTTTACCAGTAACACCCATCTTACCTATCTCTCCAGTAATCCAATCCATGAATGAATTACCACTCATACCAGGTAATGTATACTTGTTTGAATGTGTGTATTGATCAAATTGACAGCAAGAAGTACCACCTAATTTTGTAATTAATGCTTTTTGTTGAGCATAAAAATTCTGTGCCCATTCATCACCACTTTCTACCCAATTATCTCCAAACTTAGCCCATATTTTACTCAACTCTCCTTTAACATCAGGATCATTTTTTAATTTAGTCCAGTCTGGCCACGTTTTTCCCTTGTTAAGTGCTTGATAAAATACCCATGCAGATCCTAGTTCCTGCATCATAGTCATATCATTAGGGTTGACTTTCTTTTTACCACCTCCACCGCCTTTATCTTTAGTGCCTTCAAACTTTATAGTCTGTGCACCAATTTTCAAATAGATATGGGGTTTACCCATAGTCTGTATTTTAGGTTCAAAAGTACTTTTAGCTTTAACGACTGCAGATGATACCCAATTTTCTCTCTTCCTTGAATTTATAATGTTAGCTACACCTTCATAGGTAGTCTTAAAAACTATCTGCTTCTTACCCTCTACATGACCAAATGATTTTTTATCCCAAGTGTCTGTATGAAACCATTGTTTACTATTAGCAACATCAAATATAGCCCTCATCTCACCATAGACTACATCAGTACGAATTATTTTTAGAATTGCTTCTGGTGTAGTAGCTACATTTGCCATGGTTTATCAGTACTGTTTCCAATATTTAGGAGGTAATAACCCAGATTCAGTATCTGTTCTATGCTTTAGGGTTAAAACGATGTCACCAGCGAGACTAATTCTTTTATGTTCTCTGGGTTCAGCAGTAGTATAGTGTTCAAGATGACCAGGAAACATAATAAGATGCTCAGGTTGAGGGGCGATTGCATATCCATCACCGTTGTTAAATCTATTTTCTTTAATAAGTTTAAACGCATCTCCAAACCATTCGTTAGGGTTCTTTTTATGTAATATTAAGGGGTCACCTGGTGTTTGTAAGTAATACACCCATGATATATGTGAGCATGAGTGGTAGTGACATGGAAGAGTTTGATTCGGATCACATATAGTGAACCAAGTCTTCACAAAATTGACATCAAATGTAGATTTATCTATTGCAAAAGCATCTATGTACTCCACAACACATTTTTTCACAGCTTTAAAAAAGAGTTCTAGTCTCCTATCATGATGGACTAGAACTTTACCATTTAATTCACCTGTGATCTTACCTGTAGTATGATCGAACTTGGCATCATCATACCCCTTGTATAATAAGTTCAAGAAACCAGGAAGTTTCTTCTCATATATGAGTAAAGGGAATGCTTGATGAAATTTAGAGGTCGTCTTCTGCACGTACTTCCGAGTAGTTGATATCAAACTTACCGCCAGGATATCTCTTCTCTAATTTCTTAATATTTCTTTCTATTACCTCATCAAAAGGTATCTCTAATGCCATACATGCTTGTGCTACGTACCACATAACGTCACCCAACTCAATAATAAGATGTTCTCTATTATCGTCGTTCCAAGGTTTACCTTGAAATACCATCTTTTTAACGATCTCCAAGAACTCTCCAGACTCAGCAGCAAGGCCAACGCCAGCAGTGGTAAGACGTTCAATATTGGCACCCTTTTGGTCAAGTTCAACCAAACGATCAGCAAGATAGACAAAATCTTTACTGGAATCGGATGTGACACCATCCACGAAACG